TGATTGCATGAGACCGCTACCAAGGTGGCTTTCTGCCTTTAACTGGTTGATAATAAGGATGGCTCGCTATATGCCGTACTTCACCACGCCAATTGCTAGGCATAAAGAGTGGGAACGAAAATTTTACGGAGAGGATCAGTTATGAAAACAACAGGTTCAAGGGTTCGGGCTGACGCGCCAAGAGCGGGACTAAGAGGCAAGTCAAAGAGAATTACAAGAGGCAATACTTCTGTTGAGAGGATGGAAGAAGAAAAGCCCAAAAAAATGATAAAAGAAGAAAAGCCCAAAAAAATGATGGGTGGAAAAAAGCCAAGGGATATGATGTATGGCGATGGCGGTATGACAAAAAAAGTTAAGATGATGAGCGGCAAGATGCCTAGAGACAAAATGTCTTACGCAGATGGCGGAAAGCTCAACATGGTCAAGAACAGTAAAGGCGATATGGTTCCTGATTTTGCCGCTGACGGCATAGGTCGCATGATGGGTGGCGGCAAAACTGTTCTAGCTGAAGACGGCATGAACAAGATTAGCGGCTATGCGAAAGGCAAGAAGGTAATGCATTACGCAGATGGTGGAATGACCATGACCTCGCGAGGCTGTGGCGCGGCCCGAAAGCAAAAGTTTGGCAAGAACGGCTAGGGCTGACCTATGGCGATGGAAAAACGATTAGCACCACCTAACCGCTTCGGCCCACAGATGGACGAAGAGGCAATTGAGATTGAGATCGTCAATCCAGAGGCCGTGTCTATAGAGACCCCAGACGGCGGCATGATATTTGATTTTGATGCCGACGAGGATGTAATGGGCAACATCCCATTTGATGCCAACTTGTCTGAGTTTATAGAAGATAAAGACCTTTCATTACTTTCTAGTGAGCTTGTTGGGTTGTTTAAGTCAGACAAGGAGAGTCGGGCAGATTGGGAAAGAACCTACATAGAGGGTCTAGACCTGCTTGGCTTAAAGCATGAGGACAGAACCACTCCTTGGGATGGCGCATGTGGCGTTTTTCATCCGCTTTTGACAGAGGCTGTTATTAAGTTTCAGTCACAATCCATACAAGAACTCTTTCCCGCTACCGGCCCTGTGAAGACTACCGTTGTTGGCGTGATTGATGAGCTTAAAGAGAAGCAGTCTCATAGAGTACAAGATTACTTAAACTACCTTGTCACTGAAAAGATGACGGAGTATAGGTCGGAAACAGAGCGGTTGTTATTTTCACTGCCGTTAGCAGGCTCTGCGTTTAGAAAAGTATACTTTGATCCTAACATGGGTCGCCCGTGCAGTATGTTTGTGCCTGCTGAGGACTTTGTTGTTAGCTACGGCGCATCAGACCTCTCTACTTGCGAGAGAGCAACGCACATAATGAAGCGAACCAGCAACGAAGTACGCAAGTTGCAGGTGTCAGGCTTCTATGCAGACGTTGATCTAGGCACTGCAAGCGAAGATGTTGATGAGATTGAGAACAAATACCAAGAACTGACAGGCAACTCATCAACCTATGACAGCGATTCTCGCCATACCATCCTTGAGATGCAGGTTGAACTTGACCTTGTGGGTTTTGAGGATAGTCAGGAGGGTGAAGAGACAGGAATACAGCTTCCCTACGTTGTAAGTATCGATCTTAGCTCACGAAAAGTGTTAGCAATTCGTAGAAACTACTACGAAGACGATGAAAAAATGATGAAGCGCGAGCATTTTGTGCATTACACCTATATGCCCGGACTTGGCTTCTATGGATTTGGCTTAATTCACATGATTGGCGGTCTTGCGAAGAGCGCGACATCACTTCTGCGCCAACTTGTAGACGCAGGAACGCTTGCTAATCTTCCGGGAGGCTTAAAATCTAGAGGCTTAAGAATAAAGGGTGACGATACCCCGATTATGCCCGGAGAGTTCCGCGATGTAGACGTTCCCGGCGGTTCGATACGCGAAAATATTACTTTTCTTCCCTACAAAGAGCCAAGCAATGTTCTTTATCAGCTTATGGGCGATATTGTAGAGGAAGGAAGACGATTTGCCTCTGCCGCAGATGTAAAAGCGGCAGATATGAACTCAGAAGCCCCTGTTGGTACGACTCTAGCCATACTAGAGCGATCAATGAAGGTAATGAGCGCGGTTCAAGCGCGGTTACACGCATCAATGCGTAAAGAACTGCGTATTTTGTCTAAGATTGTCTATGACTTTGGCCCTTCTGACTATCCTTATCAGACGGAAGCTAATATGTTGGTGAGAGATGACTTCGATGGGCGTGTTGACGTTATTCCCGTCAGTGATCCTAACTCAGGCACTATGGCGCAAAGGATAATGCAGTATCAAGCGGCATTGCAGTTGTCTCAGCAGAACCCAGACATGTATGACCTGCCGTTATTGCACCGTCAGATGCTTGATGTTCTTAATATTAGAGATGCAGATAAGATTGTTCCTCTAGATGCCGATATAAAGCCGACCAATCCTGTCAGCGAGAACATGAACATTATAAACAACAAGCCCGTTAAGGCGTTCTTGTATCAAGACCATGAGGCGCACATCCAAGCGCACATGGCGTTTATTGAAGATCCTAAGATCCAAGAGATTGCAGGCAAAAGCCCAATGGCAAAAGCTATGCAAGCGGCTATGGCGGCTCACATACAAGAGCATTTGGCGTTTGCTTATCGTCAACAGGTTGAGAAAGAGCTTGGTGTTGAGTTGCCAGCAGAAGGCGAAGAGCTTCCTGAGAGTGTTGAGCTTAGATTGTCTCGACTTGTTGCCCCTGCCGCAGAGCAGTTAAAAGGTAAGAATCAGCAAGAGGCTCAACAGAAGAAGAATGCGGAGCAACAGAAAGATCCAATCGTTCAAATGCAACAGAAAGAGTTGCAGATCAAAGAGCAGTCGGCTCAAGCCAAAGCTCAGATTGATCAGGCAAGGCTCCAGCTTGATATGGCGAAAGCAAGAAGCAAGGCAGAATACGATCTTCAGAAACTTGATCAAGATGCAGAGATTAAGAAGGCAGAGCTTGCTGTTAAGATTGCAGAAGATAACGCCCGTGAGCAATTGCAGAGTCGAAAGATTACATCAAGCGATCAGATTGAAGGCATCCGAATAGGCAAAGAGATCGCAGAGAGTATATTTGATGGCGAACGCTAGTAACAACTCGTTTGAGTACCTGCGAGAGCGATTAAGAGCGCAGATGAATGATTTAAGTGACCACATTAGCGGTGGTTCTTGCAAAGAATACTCCGACTACACTAAGTGTTGCGGAATTATCGAGGGTTTAGCCCTTGCAGAAAGAGAACTTCTAGACCTTAAAAAGAGGCTAGAAAGCGACTAATTCGCCATATTTCGTGGCGCACAGCGACTCTGGACGTTTTTTTCCAGTGCAGAAGGTATCTCTGATGAGTGTATCAAAGATAACAAAGAAGAAAGACGAGGATGAGAATTCTCGCAAGGCGAGTCAATTGCCTAAGCCTTTGGGCTATAAAATATTGATAGCTTTACCTGAGCCAGAAGAGAAGACTGAAGGCGGTATTATAAAGTCAGCTAGGTCGTTGCAAGAAGAAACTACCGGATCAATAACAGGCATGGTCATAGAGATTGGCCCTGATGCCTACGCCGATCCACAGCGATTTCCTTCTGGAGCTTATTGCAAGAAGGGAGACTGGATTTTAATGCGCTCTTATTCTGGCACTCGATTCACTGTACATGGTCGAGAGTTCCGATTAATCAACGATGACACCGTAGAGGCTGTTGTTGAAGACCCTAGAGGAGTAGGTAAAGTATGAGTGATTCAGAAGAAACAACAGAAACAAGTAGCGAAGATCGATTCTTTGGCGTAAAAACAAAGATTGCAAGCGGTGTCCCTGATCCTGATCCTGCTGACTCAGACATTGAAATTGAAGTTGTTGACGATAGAGCCGAAGAGGATCGCAGGACACCAAAGTCTGAAGCCTCCTCTAGTGAATCTGACGATGATGAGCTTTCTGGATATAGTGAAAAGGTTCAAAAGCGAATCAATAAACTTCGTTATGAGCAGAATGAAGAACGCAGGCAGAAAGAAGCCGCTGTTAAAATGCAAGAGGAAGCAGTTCGCATAGCTCAGACTCTTAGCAACAAGAATAAAGAGTATGAGAGTATTATTACGCGAGGTGAGGCCGCGTTAGTTCAGCAGATTAAAGGCAGAGCAGAGCTTGCTTTACAGCAGGCCAAGAACACATACAAAAAAGCCTATGAAGAGGGAGACACTGATACTGTTGTCGATTCTCAGGAGGCGTTGTATAAAGCTCAAGCTGAGATGGCAGAGGCTACAAAGTACGAAAGAAACCTTGCCGCTCAACAGCCTGCTAGGCAACAGCAGAATTATCAGCCTGCTCCTCAACAGCAACAGCAACAGCAACAGCAACAACAACAGCAACAGCCACCGCCAGTTGATCCAGAGGCGAAGGACTGGGCTGATAAGAACACTTGGTTTATGTCGCCAGACAACAAGCGAATGACTGCTACCGCTTACGGGTTGCACGAAGAAGCAATTGTTGACAACGCGATTAAACCTAATACGCCTGAATACTTTGAGTTTATTGACTCAGGGATGAGAGAGGCGTATCCTAAGTTTGGATGGCAGGGTACAAGCGATACATATGGGCGTAACGCAACTTCGACTGCCTCCAACCGCTCCACGGTAGTGGCTTCGTCTGGTAGGAATAACGGAGCAAAACCGCGCAAAGTGAAGTTATCGTCCACTCAAATCTCTCTCGCTAAGAGAATTGGAGTTACCCCAGAACAGTATGCCAGACAGCTTCAAAAGGAGAGCCTGAGATGACTGAAGAGCGCAAATCAAGAGAGAAACAATCGCGTAGTGAAGAGGCTAGGCCCGATGATACTTGGGTTCCTGCATCCATCTTACCTGACCCCACCCCTCAAGAGGGATGGACGTTTCGATGGGTACGGACAAGTACATTAGGTCAAGCTGACAATACTCATGTTTCACGCATGTTTAGGGAAGGTTGGGTTGCTTGTAAGCACGAAGATCATCCAGAACTCATGCTTGAATCTGATTTGGATTCACGATTTGTAGGTAATGTTGAAGTTGGTGGGTTGCTTTTATGCAAAGCACCAAAGGCCAAGATGGATTCGCGCACCGCGCATTTCCAAGCTCAGGCTCAGAATCAAATGGAGTCTGTAGACAGTAACTACTTGCGCGAGAATGATCCAAGAATGCCGCTCATGAAACCTGAGCGTAGTTCTAGGACAACTTTTGGTGGAAGTTAGCCCTTTAAAGGCGAGCTTCCTAACTAAGTAATTAACTAAATTAGGAGGCCATCATGGCTACTACTGCAACTCCAACAGGTGCAGAACCAGTTGATACTCTTAGTGCGAGCGGCTCTTTTAACGGAAAAGTTCGTCACATGAAGATTGCAAATAACTTTGGAACCGCTATTTTTTACGGCGATTTCGTTAAGTTTGTTGCCGCTGGAACTGTAGAAAAAGCCGCCGTAACAACAGCAGTTGTTGCTGGTACTTGCGGCATTTTTATGGGATGCTCTTTTACTGATCCTAACACAAAGCAGATGACATTCAGCCAGCATTATCCAGCGTCAACTGCCGCCGATGATATAATGGCGTATGTCTGTGACGATCCCAAGCTGGTATTCCGTATGCAAGGTGATGAAGCTATAGCTCAAACTGGGCTTGGCAACAACATCTCTGCGGTTAACACTGCGGGTTCAACCTCAATTGGTCGAAGCAAGAACGCGCTGGACGGCGGATCTGCGGCAACCACTAACTCACTTCCTCTTCGTGTAATTGAATTTGTAGAAGGCCCAACCAGTACTGTAGGCGATGCCTTCACTGACTGTCTTGTGACCTACCTTCCGCTCAGTCATGCATACGAAACTAAACTTGGCGTATAAGGAGTTATAGGCAATGGCTATTTCACGCGCACAAATGCTCAAAGAGCTACTCCCCGGCCTTAACGCTTTGTTTGGTCTTGAGTATGAAAAGTATGAAGATGAACACACTCTCATTTATGACACAGAGAGTTCTGATCGTTCGTTTGAAGAAGAGGTAAAGCTGAGTGGTTTTGCGGCGGCTCCAGTTAAGAATGAAGGCTCTGCAATCAGCTATGATTCAGCGCAAGAATCCTTCACTGCCCGTTACAACCATGAAACTATTGCGATGGGTTTTGCTATAACCGAAGAGGCTATGGAAGATAACTTGTATGACTCTCTGTCTGCACGTTATACCAAGGCTCTCGCACGGGCTATGGCATACACCAAGCAAGTTAAGTCGGTAAATCCTCTTAACAATGGTTTCACTAACGCTTATCAGTCTGGTGACGGTGTAAACCTGTTTACCGCTATTAACGATGGTGTCACTGGCGGTGGCGGTCACCCAACTGTAGGCGGAGGCTTTAACAGCAATCGTCCTGCTACAGGTGCTGACTTAAACGAAACATCTTTGGAGAATGCAATTATCTCAATTGCAGGATACACAGATGAGCGAGGGTTGCTTATCGCGGCTCGACCTACTCGTTTGATTGTACCGGCTAACTTGATGTTTACCGCTGATCGTCTGCTTGAGTCTACTCAACAGTCTGGTACTGCGGATAACGACATCAATGCCATTCGTAACTTAGGTGCTATTCCAGAAGGCTACTCTGTCAATCACTATCTTACTGACACTAACGCTTTCTTCATTCTGACTGATATTCCAAACGGAATGAAGCACTTTGAGCGTACTGCTCTAGAGACTAGCATGGACGGAGATTTCGATACGGGCAACGTGCGCTATAAAGCGCGAGAGCGTTATTCGTTCGGTGTATCCGACCCACTGGGAATTTTCGGATCTCCCGGAGCGTAGTCCTGCTCTTAACCTGTTAAAGGTTATTTGCACTGTTACACAGGGGGAGTTCGCTCCCCCTTTTAATCCTGACTGCTTGATAGCAGACTAACCCACGACAGGAGAATCACATGGGTAAGACAACTTTTAACGGCCCCGTCCGTTCGATCAAAGGGTTCGATTCTATTTCAGTAAACGGCACAACAGGTGCTGAAACCACAAAATTTTCAGTCAGTGCAACCGGCGACACAGTTATTGAAGGAACCTTACTTGTAACCGGAGCTACAAAATTATCCGGTGTTGTTAAGGCTAAACGCTCTGTGGTTAAGACTTGGGAAGCGACTGGAGCAATTTCAGCGACCTTACAAATAGCTGATTCCGGTGCTATTGTTCTGATTCACGGAACCCTAGACAATGTTATTGCCTTGCCAGCCGCCGCTACTGCTACAGAAGGCGCGTATTTTGACTTCTTGGTCACCACCGCTGTAGGTTCTGGCAAAACAACAACGATTGCTATTCCTGCGGCAACAGGCAGTACCTTCTTGGCTCAAACGCAACTAGCGGCAGGAACTCCAAGTAACTGTGTTATTACAAACGCAGGGGACACGTTTACCTTTGTAGCTGGTTCAGGAATAGGTTCTAGATGCCGAATTACCTGTATAACCGCAGTAACTGGCGGCAAGCAAGTATGGATGGCAAGTTCTGTAGGAACACCTATCTCTACTGTAGGGTAACTATTTTATTGGGGCAGAAATGCCCCTTTGATGGAGGCTGACAATGGCTGATGCAGTTGCAACACAAAAAATTTCAGATGGCGGAAAGTTTGCTACCTTTAAGTTTACTAATGTCAGCGATGGCAGTGGTGAGTCAGCGGTTGCCAAGGTTGACGCTTCTGCGCTAAGTAAAGACCCCGTTACAGGTCAGGCTTGCTCTAAGGTATCTATACTTGGAATTACCTACAGCACCGTTGGTATGAGCGTTAAGATATTCTTTAATGCATCTACAGACGTTCTTGTATGGCATTGCATAGCAGATTACTCAGATACGTTAGACTTTTCTGGTTTCTCAGGCATTCCAAATAACGCAGGAAGTGGTGTTAACGGTGATGTTAACTTTACTACGGTAGGTCATACAAATACCGATACTTATTGTATTGTCCTCAAGCTGTTAAAGCATTATGGCTGATAAAAAGAAACGCAAAAAGCAGGTTAACGCTCCTGTAGGAAGCCCTGCGTTTAAAGCTCGTATGGAAAGACAACGAGCTAGACGCGCTATGGATAAGAAGGGCAAGGATGCTAACGGTAACGGAAAGGCTGACAAGCGGGAAGGTAAGGATATTAGCCATAAGAAAGCGTTGAGTAAGGGCGGTAGTAACAAGGATGGCGTTACGATAGAGAGCAAATCAGCTAATCGTAGCAGAAACTATCAAAAGAAAAAGAAAAAGGGTTCTTAGATATGCCTGCTAAAAAGAAAGCAAAATCTAAAG